TAGATCATCCATTTCAAGAATGATTTCCTCGCCGACGCTTACTTTCATTTGAGGAAGGGGTTGGACTACCTTCCCGACCGTAATCCCTGTGGGGTTCGGATTCTCTAACCCCTTGAGCGTCTTCGCAAATCCAACTTCCCATGTTTCCATCAAATCGCCTCCAACTGTACTGTCACCCTGTGAATCCCTAAGTTTACGGAATGATTAGCCGATTTAATTAAATGCAGTCCTTTGATGTTCGTGACGGGTTCATTCAGCATTAAAATTCTTCCGGCCCGAATATCATCATGACCTAATAATTCAACCGAAACCTCTCCCTTGATGCGGTTTAAATCGCTTAGTGTGTTCTTGGCAATATTTCGGGCCTGTGATGCGTTTTTCGCCTCGACGGATACAACTTCTGTCATTAACCCGTACTTAGTGATTCCGGCCTGATCACTGCTTTCTGCAATGATCTTCGTGGACTTCTCGTCATTGGATACGACGAAAACTTTGTTTTTCATTTCTTCAATACTTCGGGATTTACTCGGATTAGATATGGCTGATGTCACGGGAAATAATGGGCTGTTACTGCTTAACCTTATTTGGGGATTGATCACTAAATCCATCAGTTTAGAAACTGTCACCATATCTTTATTCATCTCAAGCCGAAATTTGGTCTTTAATTCCTGTGAAGCTTGATCTAAGATATCATTCATGATGTCACTTACCGTCATATCCTTATAAATCTTCGTGATTGCTGTTGGGATATTAACGATTTTATGTTTGACCTTAAACTTATCAAGCAGCTTTTCAATAGCCTTACTTGCGGATACTTTCTTGAACTGGATAACCGTTTCATTCTTATTCAAATACCACCCGTAATCAAAGCAAGTATATGACTTGCTGAATCGACCCGAAACACTCTCATTCACAATCACAAAGTAATTGATGACTTTTCCGTTGTTCCCTAGAATGAGGTGGTCACCAAGTTCTAAAACCTCCGTATTTCCGCTTGAGGCATAATCAAAACTCATTTCCATGCCAAGCGCATCCATATTGCTTGACCACGATAAATTCCCGATCAATTGCGTTATATTGCGCTTCGCTCCATTTTTCATTACAAACATTTCATGTGCCATCACTTCACCTTCACGAATACAAATTCTTTAATGTCCAAGGTATATACGATATCCCCCGCTCGATCTAAACCATGAACAAAACTTTCAATCGTACAAGGCATATTCAATATCTCGTTTGATTTGTTATCCGTCACAATAATCCGAATGGGTACGCGCTTGTCGGCCCACTTATTGAAGAAACGCACACAGTCCCAACCATTCTTTTGATACTTGGCAAACTGGTACGGCTTGGTAGGGAAAAAGGATGAAATGCTAAGTGTCCTTAAACCTCGCAAACCAATTAAGTTTAACGTCCCTTGTATCGTCTCGAACTCTTCGTTCTTCCTCGGGGTATCCACCGAAAAATCAGGAGGGATAATCGGTAAGGATAGAACCTCCTGCATGTTGTTAGCGCTGAATACAATATCCACGATCACCCCTCCTATACATTCCCTAAAGCCAAAGATACTTTATTCCAAATGTGATTCCCTACTTGATTGGCGAAATCGTCATTCCCGTAAACATTCCCTTGAATCGTAACATTTACAGTTAAACCACCTTGACCGCTTAACATCCGTTTGGACAGATCGTGCGGAATGACTCTTGTCCCGTTCGGGTATTCCTTGATTTCGCCACCGTGTTCATCCGTGCGAGCCAACCCGCCTTTGAAATATCCTGTACCTGTAGCAAAGGCCGGAATCTTAGGAATGTTCACGCCGAATGTCTCGCCACCATATCCCGGGACCCAGTCAGGAATATCAACGCTTATGCTGTTGACCTTATCAATAAGACTGTTGATCATCTCAATAACTGCATTAATCGGACGCTTAACCGCCGAAACAATATCGCTAAACTTCGCCTTCACCTTGTCCACGATTGATGTTACGGTATTTGTTATCGAGGTTTTGATATTATTCCAAACATTAGTAAGCCATCCCCAAAGCTCGCTAGCCTTTGCCTTGACTGTGTCCCAATTTTTCCAAAGGTAGACCCCTAACCCGATAAGAGCGCCAATCGCAACGGCAATCAATCCGATTGGGTTCATAGCCATCACGATATTTAATGCACCTTGGGCGGCGGCGACACCTCTTATAATCGTTGTCAGAGTTTTGAATAATCTAACCACTTTCGATATAACATTAAAGGCAATAAACGTCGTTAATAAACCAGTGGCAACAGGCATTAACCAACTCATATTATCCTTTAACCACCCGATAGTTTTACTGAAAAATTCGATAGCTTTAGAAACTCCGTTCGTTACTTGATCCGCTATTCTGTTTAATGTGCCGTCGTTCTGCCATTTCTCCAAAACATCCGCAACGGTTTTAATTTTGTTTTTCAACATCTCGTAGAGACTTCCTTGTCTAATGCTGCCATCCTCGGTGATTCCTACGATTTTAGACAATGCGGACTTGGTGACACCTGTTACCGTTGACCATATCCCCTTTAGGGTTGTTGATTGCTTTTCCATCCCGCCTGTAAATCGGTCTTTCATGATCGCGACCATGGCATTATTGAATTTGTCTTGATCTACGATTTGACCTTTGTTATTTACGACTGTTTGACGTTTGTACATTTGGTTCGCTTTTTCGGTGATCTTTGCCTTTGTGATACCAAACTCTTTCAGACGTTCCAATTCCCCCGCTTGAGCATCAATAACAGCTTCTATTGCTTGGTCGAACGGCTTGTTTGTCGCTGCCGCCATATCACCGATCTTTGGCAACCACTCTTTCGCCGCCATCCCCATAGACTCCAATTTCGCCGCACCTTCGACCAACTCGCCACCTTCGAATGGTGTTTTATTCGCAAGATCGATGGAATATTTCATGATATCTGCGGCTTTCTTCGTGCTTTTCGTCGCCGTTTCAAGTTGCAAGCGATACCCTTCTAAATCCATTGCCTCGCTAAACCCTTCTTTGATAGCAAGTCCCGCAATTAACCCCGTTATTGCAGCAACGGTACCCGCCGTATATTTCGTGATACTCAAGAAACTTTGATTCGCACGCCCCGCGAAGTTCTCGACAGTATTCGTTGCCATCTTCAGTTGGCGTTGCATTGCTTTTGTATTATCTGCGGCGTTCTTCATTGGTCTTGAAAATCGATCTTTCAAGGAGAGAATTGTGTGAATCATCTTTGCCAAAATCCCACATCCAATCCAAAAAGGCGATAGGTTATCTTTTCCCATCGCCTAACATAGCGTTAAATTTTTCGAACTCTTCTTCACGATGCTTTTGCATGATCGCGGAATAGAACATTTCCTCTATGATGGATAAATTCGCTAATAGATTAGGATCATGACCCCGCAGCATCCAAAACCCGATAAGCTGTAATTGGGGGTCATGATCTATTAGTTTTTTACGTTATCTTCCATTCGGTCTAGGCCGGAAAGCTTCATGATCTCTTCGCCAACTTCAAACCGTTCATCAAGCTCTAAGAGCTTGAAAACAATGTCTAACGGATCAACTACGTCATACTCTTTATGCAGATCAGGCGACCGAAACAGGGCGACCGAGTGATAAATAAGATAGATGTACAAATCCATTACACTCGAAACGGTTGCTTCTTTCAATTTGTCCATTGCCTTCAACAAAATTTGTTCTTCGGGAACTTCAATTAAGATTTTCCCGCCAAGACTTTCCGCAAAATATTCTGTGGACTTCCGTTTCTTACTTTCTTTTTCCATTTTCTTTGCGATTAAATCCGCAAGGACTAATGTTGTATCTCGATTACTCATACGTGCCTCCCAAGGGTTAATATATTATGCTGCTAAATCATTTCGATGTATTCATAGTCACTGAACGTGAAAGGAAGTTCTTCCTCCATAATGGATCTATTTTCGAACTTCGACAGATTGAATTCACTGAATACGACATCTTTAATCACTGCGCGTTCCGCTTTGCCTGTTTGTTTGTTGGATAGTTTTGTGATGATCTTAATATCAGGCATGACACCCGTTCTGAAAGCCTCTGCCATGACTTTCGCACCCCTACTTTGGGTTTTAATCAAAGTCAGTGTCCCTTCACCTGTACGCCCCATGAATCGCTTGTACGTGGCATAATCATTGCAAAAGTTAACATCCTCGAACTCTCCCGCGACCTTCGCTTCGAAAGCCTTCACTTCGGCCCATTCTTCACCATTCACCCATACAACCCCATCAGAGCCGGATATTACTTCATTGCCTCTGTTCATCTACTGTTAACCCCCTTTATTCCATGTCAATGTTGAATGTAAAATCCTCTATTGCATCAAGGATTTTAGTTTTGCCGGACAAATACACGTTACTGCGGAATGTATGGTTCTTGACGGTTGTATCGTCCCATTCCTGTGCTTCCGTCTTACCGATAGCGAGCCATGCGGCGCGCTGCGCTTCAATATCAACCTGACATTTATTATCGAAGTTCGAATCAAGAATATCTTCATCAGCAAGTGCATCGAAGTATGAATTGATGGCACTAATCAAGAGAACTTGATTGTCATACTTGTTTTTGTACTTCCCGAGATATTCATTCTTGAACGTACTGTAAATGTCTTCGAGGATCATATCCATGGATTCGACGATAATAATTTTCTGCATGTCGGGCGTCTTGTCTTGGCCTAGCGTCGATAAGGAATTCACACCCCGACCAATACGAACCGTCTCATCGTCATTGATTAGGACTAACTGTCCTGCGTTGATTGCTTCTTCAACGTCCTCCGGCTCGACGACATGGTTTAATTCGGGTAACGAAAGATAAGTCCCGGAACGAGTCATCGGAAGCCCTGCAAAAATCCCAAGCAATCGAGCGATGTACTTATCGCCTGTAGCAGTTTCTCCGTCTTTATATGTCACAGACTCATTCGTGA